GTATATTCCGTTGTGTAGTAGCACGTTATCAATTCTTCCGCTTTGATCTGCGTTTGTAGCAATATCACCAACTGGCCTCTTACCTAATCTCAAGGTTCTTCTGTTCAGCCTGCCCGAGTCCCCTAAATAATCCTCACCAGAACCAAGCCAGTTATCATAGTCAGAGTCGGTTATTGTATCGGTTCCTGCTAACACCCCATTCACGTACAAATATAATGTTTTCGTAATAGCATTAAACGTACCCAACAAATGATACGTATTTCCCAAAATCACAGGCACAGAAGAACGCGCATCGGCCACAACCAAGTTATCATAATCGGTTCCGTCAACGTAGACGCCGCCAAGCTGTAGTGTGAATGTCGGGAATGTACTAGACGACACGGTATTATTTAAATTGTCCGCTGTTAAATTAAAGATGCCGCCGTTTAAAGCTGCCTCCGGTGTGGTTATTCCTATTTGAGATTTATTTCCGCCGCTATCTTGGATCGTATCAAATTTAAAAATACCCTCAATTGTAAAATGAGATAAAAACGTTTTTTGAAATACAAGGTTCTGCAAATAAGAATCACCATTTGATAATTCTTGAGGAAATAAAATACTAAAGCCCGTGGCATCAGATCTTAATGAAGGCTGAGTTGGTGTTAAATTTCCTATAAAACTTAAATTGTAATCAGTTAATGATGTACCCGAATCCAATTGCTGAGTCGCTGAGGCGTCCATATCCCAATAATGAGACGCCGTTGTTATAGGTGTAAGAATCGGAGTTTCTTCTAACAACTCATCAACGGCAACTAGCTGGCAAGATACATTCCAACGCTTGCCAACTGACGAATAGCCTACGTTTGAAATGTAACAAACGGCATTAATAAAATGGCCGTCGTGTTTCAATTCTATTGCGAATGATTTAGAGCGGTATACAAGCGTTGTTTCAATAAAATATCTGAACGCGGGTATTTCTGTTTCGCTTAAACCGAAAGACACGTCATAAACAGTATAATTTTGAACAGATTCAAGCGACGACACAAGCGGACCAATAGCGGGATCATCGCGAACGAATTTGGTATCATCCTGATACGAATAATCACGAATTAAAGGCGCTGGTAAATTGCTAGGGTATTCAATCATTTTGGGGGTGCCAATTGTCCGTCCGCTTGATAATACTCGGGCGAGTAGTTAATTAAATCTAGCTTATACGTCATATCCGATTGAGGGTCAATTTGCTGTACCAGATACTCATTTGCGCCAGAATCACCGCTAGGGAATAAACTATAAAGCATTCCACGCTGGTAACTATTGTCGCCTCTAACGTAAACCGCAAACGGTGGAGACTCGGGTAAAACAATTGTCATTTCATCAATAACTGAGTTAATAACCATCTCACTTGAAACTGAACCGTCTTCATTTCGTAAAATTAAATCAGCAGGGAATGAAGTTATATTGTGGGGTTCACTTAGCGTTAATTGAAGTGTAATCTGATTGTAATCAATAATTTCGCCATCGCTATAACTAGGAATCGCAGTGTTATCAACGTGTGATATTTTCTGATTCAGATCAAGAATTGCACCCTCAGCAGTTACAACGGTGCTCACGGAAACGCGCCTGTATATCAATCGGTTAAGCTCGTATTGCGCTCTATTCCACGCTTGCTGATAATTACGTATTCCCTCGCCATCGATTTTTTTAGCATTAACCGGAGTAGGTAATCCCAAATTAGGATCACCCGCCGGCAAATCTTGGGGTAAGTTAATCGTTCTGTTTTCGTTGTCTTCACGATCGAAATAGCTGAACTCAATGCCGTCATTTTCCAAAAGAACATTATATTTAATGCTTTTCTGTTCTGAATTTGGCACTTTATTTCTACGGTTGAACAGATTGGCAGAAACGCTTTGAACTTCGTCACGGCTGAAAGTGAAAAAAGAACCATTACGAATTAAAAACGTTCTCGCAGTATTGGCAATAATCCTCATTTCCTCGATAGCGGGTGTGTTCGGATTATCAAAAGTTAAGGAGCATTCACCCAGCTGGTTAAACGGTTGAACCAATGCGTCTAGTTCATTCTGTATATCGTAAAGTCCTTGTATATCTAACGCAGATTCAGGAAGTGCAGCTAATGCAGGATCAAGAAAATAATGTAAAAGGGCGTCCGCAAATTTACGTGAAGCGGCAAGACCTACGCCAGTATCAATATCACCCACAACACTAGACCCGTTCCATGTAACCGTTTTTCTTGTGGCTTCGCAATTTAACTCGCGCTCGGTGACGTTGGCATTATCACTTGATATCGTTTCGACAAAAATTCGAGTGGTTCCCGCTGTATCAGCGCCAGAAACATCAACCTTTGACGCTAACCTAGTCCATACTACTTTTTCAGCGTCACGCGCTCCGGTATTAAACGCGCTTGTCCTTCGTGCTGAAGCTCGATAATAGTTGCCCTGCACAATTCCATCGCCCGAACCGTATTTAAACGTGAAGAATAGCGGGTCTGTATCTGAACCACTTAACGTCTCTGAAAATGTAAAAGTAGGGCCGGTCGGCACACCCAGAGAGTCAGTTTCTTCTACAAAAAATTCAACATCAACGCTTTTCGGCTGATTTAAAATAGTTCCAGACGCTAAACCCTGCGGGCATTCAACATCAAACCAAATCTCGTCGTATTGATTTTCTTGGGGGACGGTATAAGGCCCAACAGTAGTATCGGTATCAGAAGCAAGACTTCCGCCACCACTGGACTCGTATCTAGTAGGATAATCGAGCTCGATATCGTTCCAATTTGAATTGGATGAGGCAGGATCATCTAGCACGAGCTGGTATGGCTGTGGGTCCGAACCGTTAAAACGCTTATCCTTAATAGTGTATGTTCCGTCCACTAATACATTTGGCTTAATTAAATTATTATCGCCGACGCTAACCCCAGATATAATAATGCTTTCACCTATGTTAAGGTCAATCCAATCGTCATCAAAAGCTAAAATAACCCCTTCGTTAGGGGTTACATCATAGTAGTAATACCAGGGGCCGTCGGAAGGGTCAAAAGTTATATTAACTGTATTAGGCGCAACTAAAGTTAGACTTGAAACCTGACCGCTAGGCTCTACCTTCCGTATTGTCGGGGTTGATACATTAGGATCGTAAATAGCAAACGTCGACGACTCGATGTCATCGATTAGCGTAACACCCGCCTTAACATTCTGAATATCGTAAAACCCGCGACCAACGCAAAAATATTCTGTGACCTGCTTAATATTATTCACGTACTCAAAAACAGAGGGGGCGATAAGATCGGGATATGATGTGACCTCACCAAATATTTCCGGTATGCGCTGACCAAGCCTCGCTATGTTAGTTTGACCGGATAGTCCGTTGTTGGGAGACCCTAGAGCCTGTTCAGACCCCACGGGTATCTCGGGTGGCTTAACTAATACAGCAACAGCAACCGATATCACAATGGATGCAATTATTGCAGTCTCAATACCGAGCGGATTATGAACAACAAATAAACGATCGTAGGTTTTATTCACCAAATCATAAGATTCTTCAGAACCATCTAAGACTAGCTCATTTTCGTCTAGCACTTGAGTATGAAAAACACGGATAGGCACTTCTGGACCATCAGGACCAAACTCAGAGATAAGCCAATCAATTACGGTCTTATCTGTGTCGTAATGGCGATTTGGTATTATCCCGCCTGTGTCAACTACCTGTGTTATATGCATAAAATTCGTGCTTAGCGTAAACAGCCTTATTCATGTTTTTCAATTTCTCGTACACTGTTGACCCCTGAACTTTTGGCGATCCCCAGCAATGTAAAACCATGCCTTTCTCAATGTATAGTCCACAATGAAAAGGCCTGTCATGTCGATTATAAAACATAACCACGCTGCCAGGGGTAGGAGACTCTATTTTATTCCAGTCTCGAGAGTTAGCGCACAGTGAGAATATTTCGCTATTTATCGTGGGGCTTGATACGGAAGGAAGTTCGATATTTGGCACATCGATATTAAATATCGTTTTTAACCCACGCTTAACGACCGCATAGCAATCATTTTCGATATAAACCCACGGTGATCCAATGAGCTCATTAACAGCGGCATAATTCATGCTAGACCTGGGAAATCTTGCGTAGTGTATATTTTCCCTGAGCGCTTAACGGCTAGATTAGCGTCTTCAGCAGTGAACTCAGCCGAGGTTCTTCCTGCAAAATTGAATGTACTTGCAGACATATATAACGGGTTGTTAGCCGGTGCATCAGGATTGGTAGACAGGTATTTTCTGTAAACCACTTCAACCGGAGTGAGAAACGACGCCCCGCTAATCTGATCGAGTATATTTTTTATTCGACCGTCTACGTTGCCTATTGCCACGTTTAGAAACTGTTCGCCGTCGTCACGCTCGGCGGGTTCTGTGATTCTCATGCCCGCAGCTAGAAACTCGATATCTTCGCTAGGGTTTCGAGGCGCATCAGACTCAAGTGTAAAAGTCTGATTTGTAAACGATTTAACAAATCGATACGTTTCCGCAAAATCAGGATGGTATAGCTCAATAGTTCGATACTCAATCGCAGATTCCGGTTCGTTGGCCACAAATCGCTTATACGCTGAAATATTCGTCACAGATTACGCTCCAACTTAAAGCCCTGTCTAACTGATTTTGCGGTATCACCTCGGCCCGTGGCTAAACTGTTGTTGATCTCGCTTTTCATTGCGTTAACCTTGTCATCCATAACTACCATGAGCTGACCGTCAGACATGCGCACGCTCTCAACCTCCTGAGGTGTTCCGTTATTTATCACGGTCACTTGAGGCATTCCACCGCTTGATGCTGCGCCGCCAATAGGGGTTATCTTTCCGCCCTTGCCGTTTGGCAGTAGAAATTGTTTTCCTCCCTGCTCTATCATTTCAGGTATTCCGCCCTCGTTAACAGGATGAGCCAAAACAGGTGATACGTTACCGCCAAATTGACGACCACCACCAGAAAGTAACCCTTTTATTCTTGTTATCTGCGCAAATGCCCCAGCTATTGCGGGCAGGTTTTGAGGAAATCCAGTTTTTGCCGAATTTGCGAGATTTAACGCAAAAGCTATTCCAGCCTCTATAATTGCGAATCGTCGACTTTCTGCAAGTCGCGTTGATGCTAAAGCCGAAGATGTTTGATTAAATATTTGCTCGTTAGTTAATTTTTGCTCATTAGCAGACTTGTCATTACTTACCGTCTCGGTATTAACCCGCTTATTTATTTCCTGGCCTGATCTTGCCGCATCAATCTGATCTCTAATAGATTGTCGCTTTGCCTGAGCTTGTTCAGACCATAGGCGCTTTAACTCTTCGGTTTCCTTTAATGTTTCATCAATAACCGATTGAGAGGCGTCTATACTTATTCTTGCGCCTTCCTGAATGGCCAAACTTCTTTCACGTAGGGCGTTAATTGCCTCCTGATTTCCAGCAGTTACATTAGTTCCGGTTATTTTTTCAAAAAAGTTTGCTATATCGCGAATAGCGCCAGAATTTAAAAATTCACGAGCCTGAATTTCGGCATCTAAAAATATTAGCTTAAATCCAGTCTTAAACCTGATTACAAACTGATCTATTTCTCCCGCAATAATTGTAAATACGGCACGCAAGTTTACAGGCAAGTTGGTAAACGACTGAGTAATAAACCCTAAAACGTTTTTAAAATTATCTAAAACATCAGTCCAAATAACCAGCTCGTTTGCAGTCTCTTTGGAGCTGTCAAAAATAATTCCAAAATTTAGCTTAATCTCTTCGGAAAATGCCGCTATATTCTCAAAAGCTCCGAGAATAACGGTTTCAACGTTGTCAGCAATTCCGCTAATACTTGTGGCGATATCGTTAGTAGAGCCAGTAATTCTATTTATTAGCCCGATAGAAACAGAGAAGTTATTGTTTAACTTATTGAACGCCTGCGCAATGGTAAACGGAGTTTTTTCGAATCGCTCGTTAACCTCGTCAGACGCCTCTAAAAGCGCTTGAAATACGTCCTCAGAAAGAACTTTACCTTCGTTTACAGCGTTTCGTAATTGACCAGGAAGATAACCAAGCCGTTTTTCTATCTCTTGCGCGATTAAAGGTGTATTTTCTAGTATTGAGTTGAATTCTTCTGCCCGAATTACGCCACCGGCTAAGCCTTGGCCTAGTTGTCTAAGTGAGTTGCTTATCGCGTCAGCAGAAGATCCACCCAAAGCCCCAAGCTTTTGAACTGTCTCTGTTAATGTAATTAGTTCATCGTTTGTAGCACCAAGCGCAGCAGAAGCAATTGAAAGCTGCTCGAATAACCCAACCGTTTCCGATAAAGCTTGACCCGTTTCGTTGGATATTCTAAGTAGTTCTTTTTGTGCTCTTGAATATTCTTGAGATGATTTTGTAGCCATACGCAAGCGCGTATCTAGCACAAGCATATTATCAGCTAGATTTAAAATGCGTCTTGCGGATTCAACAGAAACAGCCGCGGCAATAACTGCACCGACACGGCTAAATGTGGATGATATTTCCCCGCCAATTGTTGAAACTCGGCGGTTAGCCCTTTCTAGGCTAGAAACATCTGCGTTGATATCAACCTGAAGTGTACCAAGCTCTAATGCCATTGCTTCATAACCTCTGGATCAACTTTTGCGTAAAGACTATCGAGATCTTCAGAACTCGTAATGGTTTCTTCTTCTATGCCGTTTTGAGCATAAAATTTATCACGTAATAACTGGAAATCATACATACTAGCGCGGTCGAAACCATCAATTTCGCCACCCATAACAATCCAGCTTTTTTCAAATTCATCGAAGGGCCACTTATAGCGTCTATCATCACCTTGGCTCTCGCTTGAATCTCTATTTTTGAGCTTTTTTTTTCACCTAGCATTAAGTGAGATAACAATAAAAAGCAAAGCTGGTGGCATTCCTGCAAGCCGTAATCATCAATGATATTTTGTGCGATCTGCTCTTTTTCCGATTCAACAACTTTTTCATCATCGATATCTACAAGACCGCACACCATAATATTTTCAACATCCTGAACATTTAGAGAACCTGAAGCCAGTTCATTAAATATTACAGAGATATCTTTTCCGTAAGAACATACAGCCTTACCAAAACCGTTATCAGCGACAAAACGAAGAGTCTTTTTACCGTCAATAAAAAGCTCCTCGTTTTTCCTTCTTTTATTATTACGGAGCAATTGAGAAAACCTCAACCGTAACAGAAGTCACCGCGTCGTAATTCCAGCTTAGATTACCATTAACCGCATAACCGTCTGGAATCGAAAACGGAATGGTTTCGCCAGCGGCGACATTAATTGTCAGATCGGGCAAAGCAAGGTCGCCATAATTTCCACAATTTACACTCGACACAGGCGCAGATACAGTAACAACCTTGGCGGAAGCGTCACCGTTATTAACGGCAATTAGCAAGCCGCTAGCATATGGAACTTGATCTCCACCAGCATCAGCGGTATTGGATAGAGCGGCTGCCAAATCAGGTCCGCCAGCTTTAGAAATAGGTGTAACACTTAGTTGAGCCATTTAGACGTCTCCGTTAACAATAATGTTTGAACGACTCTGTAAAGTCGAATCGAAATTTAATAGTCCTGGGGTATCACCAGTTTTACCGTATGAAGTTATATTGAACTCGCCTTCAATAAATCCGTTTGTTTCAACGTTGAGCATCAAGAACTTACCGCATCGCTGGCCACTGGTCGCAAGCTCAAGCAATCGACCACTGCCAACTAAATCATAGGTATTACCACCTATATCTACGGTCCCAGTACGCTTGTCAGCATTACCGCTAATGTTTAGCGTAACCTGTGAATATCCTGTAAATTCTGATTCAGAATAATCGGTGGTAGTGGATGAGCTGGTGATATCCTCAACGGGGTTATCAAACGTATAGCCCGTGGTTTTTACGCCTCCGATGATTTGCCACTTGGTATCATCATCATCTCGCGCGGCAAAGACCAAATCACGGCCTTTCGTAACGTTTACATCACAAGGCATGCTTAGCCTCCTATTTGGTTAATAATTAATATTTTAGCTTTTTTTGCAAAATTAGTCGAATGGCACCTAAATAACATTATCTAAGTGCCTTTATCTACTTAAGATAGACGGAACACATTCACCTCAACATCGACCAGAGCCGTAGTTGTGCCGTTGTGTATTTTAAAGCTTGAAGCTGTACGCTCATCGATATCAAACGTGTCGGTTACTAGTTCGTCATCATACCAAATGGAAATCATCACTTTCTTTGATCCTAGACCGTGGTTAATAACAACCTCGTCATTGGCTGGTATCGATAGCGTCTGACTAAACTCTTTGTCTTTAATGACACCTAAGTTAACAGCTTCTGAATCTTCAACTGGGGTCGGAACTGTTACAGTACCACCTTCGAAAATACTATCACCCACTGCCACAAAAGCTTTACCATCTGCACTCGTAGCAGCATCAGCAATTAATGCTACATCAGGATAAGATATTGGACTTGCGCTTCTGAAACCTGCGTAATTGATAAAATCTAGGTCAGACAATGAGAACACACCGCCTCGATCCTTACCAACGCCGCCCGCTTTACCAAAACCAGTTATACCGATATTAGAGATACCCGCATTTTGAGCGACGCCAGTAACCGCGCTGTTAATACCTAGCTGACTTGATTGGGCTAAAGCATAAACGCCTGTAGCATACACCGCAGCAGCAGGATTAGTAACGTTAGCTTCGAAGTTTCCGCCGCCAATTGCCATGCTCATATCAACGCTTACGCCGTTGTAGTGCGTAGAAAAAGTTGCAGTATGAGCGAATGAAGGAGCTAGAGCATTTCCACTACCGCCTGACGCTACAAATAGCTCACCGAGAACTGCACGCTTTGTATCTGTCAGCGCATCTGATGTGTTGCTAGTTCGCTTGTAATAAACGTTTTGAGCCGCGCCAGTTGTTGCATCGGTAACGAAATGTGTATCACTATCTGAAGTTATTACGTTATTTGAAGTTAATGAACGCTTATCATCGATATCTGTTTCAACGTCAGCAGAAAGTTGGTTTCTAGTAATAGAATCATCAATCACCGCTAGGTCATCCGATCCATCCATTTCGATAGTCGAAGAGCCAATATTAATTAAGCTTAGACCGGTTGCGTTGGCAGGAACCGCATTCACGTCAGCTTCAACTAACGAACCTGAGGCGACGTCATCAACTAACATTAATTTGTCGCCAGCTTCATACGCTACTGTATTGGAGTCCGTATACGTTATCGAAGCATTTACAGCGAGGATGAAAGTCTCACCGGCTTGAAGATCTACAGCTGTGAATGACTGACCATTACGTGTATCTCCCGCCGCAATTCTGTCAGCTCGAATGCTTAAATTTCCAGACGCATCAATTTGTCCGACGAATGTAATATCACCTTCTGCTAAGTTATCGATTTTCGAATCGAGGGCCGCATCAGCAGCAATACGCAAAGCAGCTTCTGAAGCTACGCTTGAATCTGTGTAATTATTTGATAAAAGCTGTGCGCGCTCAATTGAGCCAACAACTGTGTTGTCACCTTCAACGATATCTAAACGATCACTTAAAGCGGCATCAGCTACAATTCTTGCAGTAGCTTCTGAGTTTATCGCGTTAGAATTTTGATTTATGCCTGTTTGCAAAATAGCATCTGATGCTGCTCTCGTTGCGGCTTCGTTTGATTCTGCGGTAGTTGCTCTCAAAACTTCAGCGTCGATATTGGATTGCAAAGAAGCATCGGCACTGGCGAACGCTGCGCTAATTGCAGCTCTGTCAGCCGTAGCTGCTAAATGTTGAGCTAGCGACGCCTCAAGAACTTGTTTGATAGTTGCGTTAGATGGAAATAATGAATCGTTAAACGATCCCATATTGTTGCCGGACACACCAGACACACTGGTCAAACGAGTATCAAGCGTAGCTGCACCGCCAGTTGCATTTGTATCAACTGTTGTAATATACGACTCCAACGCTTTTAAAACTGATAGAACTGTACTTCCGTTAACTACATTAAATTCAGTCGAGTCAACTGGTACTGTTTGAGCGCCTACTTCTGTGCTTTGAGTTCCGAGATTTAAAGAGAAAGATCCATTACCGCTATCGTAAATTACAAAACTGTCAGCAGAGGAGAACATAGCTCTGATAGACGCTTCGTTGTAGTCTGTTACGAGTTGGGTAAAGTCAGTTTCATCACCAGCAGCACCGCCATTCTTAATCCAAGACCGCTGTTGATTTACTGTCGCAGCCGTAAGAATAAGTATGTCACCCTCTTGCAATCCATGCGAAGGATTAGCAGTTAGGTATGCAGATAGAGTATTGCTCACCTCATCTACTGTAACGCTTTGTACAAGAAGTTGGTTTACTCTAATTTCATTGCCGTTAACAATTTCTATATAAGCTGTAGAACCGGCTTCAACAATCATGTTGTCTTGTTTAGCTGATAAAAACGAAACCATTGACTGCGAAGTAAATGCGCTTGTTAGAGAAGCTGCACCACTATTGGTGACAAGGTTTGACTCAAAAGTATCTTGTGCAATTGTTTCAGCCTGCGATTTAGGTACTACTTCAGAGTCTAAAGCCGCATCTCGATTTACAGACACCGAACCTACGTCGACAAGATCTAAATTATTAAAATCACCCCCTCGGCGGTGCTGTTTCTTCGTAATAGCCATTACATGCCCTCATTTAGTTAAAGGTATATACTAATTTACCTGTTTCAATTTGATTTAAATTAATAGTGCTACTTAAAAAATTAGACCAATCGTGATCTATATCTACACTTGCGTCACTGTAACCGCCTTGGCCATCGCTGAGCCACACCGTTATATTGGGTATACTTCCAGATTCGTGATTCAAAACGATTGTATCGACGTTTGAAAAATCAATAATTCTATTGACTGGGAACGCGTGAACTGTGTCGTTTATTGTCATCACGTTATTAACAACCTGCGAAGCTGGCAGATAAGCAGAGTACTGTATTACGTTAGATGTAACCCACTCGGTTTCGCTCTGCTTTGTTAGTGTAAGCTCAACCGCTCCATTCGCCTCAATATCATCTAACCCGTCTATCGTTTCACTAGCAAACGTAGAAATAGTTCCAGTGTTTGTTGCACTGATTAAATTTCTAACGGTGAAAGAAAAACCAGAGGGCACGGTAGAAAGCTCAGGAAGAATTAAAGTCCATCCGTTCGGGTACAACATGTTCAATAACTGACCATTGTTTACCCCGCTCACTAAGTATTGGCTAGAAGAAACATTTAAAGTGTAACTTGGTACATCGTTGACAATGTCCGCGCTTGTCATGTTCTGCATAACAAAAATGCAATTAGCTTCTGTACCAGCATCGTTTAAAAATGGGAATGTATCTCCGTCACCCATTCGCCACCAGTGCTTAGGTTGAGTTGCTAAATTCATTAAATCAACAGCAGCACCACCGCCGTAGATTTGACTAGACAAAGCGCTCACGTCTTCATCAAAAATAGCAAGCTCATCTACTTTGCAATTGTTTCGTAAATACTGCGAGTTGTTCCACCGTCCCACTCTTAAATTTTGTGGAAGAATTGAGCCTGTGTATCCGAAATTATTATTTGTATTTGTTGTAGAGCTTAACGCACCGTCAATAAAAAACTTAAATCTTGAATAATAGTCATTAACCGAACCACTGGCCGCACCAGTTGTACCGCCATCGTAAGTGATTAGTACGTGATACCAATTCTCCGGAGCCAAACCGCCTACTGGGCTGATTAAATTTATTCTGTTGTTGTTCGTACCGTATCGGAATTCAAACTTTTTGCCGCCGTTATTATTTCCATTATATTTTAACTGGATATAACCTTGATTAGCTACGTCCTGATTTCCGAAATAAAAAATAGTCTGAGCAGAATTGCCAGAAGTGCCAGGCTTGAACCACAATGATATGCTCCACGCGTCAGACGCCCCCGAACCATTACCGGTTCTGCCTAGCACATTTTGGAGAATTCCAGCGTTAGCATTAAGCCAGTCATTATTATTGAATCTCACGCTTTTTGTATTAGCAAAAGCCGGGGTTCCAACTGTTAATTCAATCGTTTTAGAGTCTTCACCGTTGTAGTTAATTGCCTTGACAGGGATACTGTAAACGCCAGCAGTTAAGCCGCTTCCGCCAATAATTTTTCGCGGGTTTCCCTCCACGTTAACGACGCCAGGTACGTTAGAAAAATCCCACTCATAGCCTACGCCAAAATCAGCTGTAAGCTCGTAATTAATAGTGTCCCCTTGAGTTGATGATATAGCTAAGGAGCTAGTAATTGTTGGAGGGTTACCAGAAGGTGTTCCACTTGCCTGAAATATCGCGTTTAATTCGTTACAAACAGCAGTTGCATCACCAGGATATTGAACATCGTTTTCGTCTACAAACTCAGTGTGGTCTGTACCGCTAACAATATCGAAGCCTTTAGCTAGATCTTCAATATTAACTGAATCATCTGCGTTTACACTAGCATGAAGTGAGTTAAGAAACTGAGCGCCGTTTGCGTCTTCTATAAAAATGCTGTTAGCCGAGTCGTCTTTATAAATTTTAACAGGCATTAAACGAACCTCTTAATTACTTGTATCACCGATCCAGCGTTATTTAATACGCCATTTGTGCTTAATTTTATTTCTAAGCCGATGGGGTTTAAGCGTGTATTTTCGTCGCCCATATATATGAGCTCTGGCACGAGCGAAAAGCGATAAAACTTTCCAGAACCGTCGTCTAAACGTCCTAGCGTAGTCTCGAGCGTGTATTGATTACCGCCGCCGCCTAACGTAA